TTCAGTTTAAATCTTTCCAATTCTGATTTAGTTTTCTGTATGTCAACTTTCTCATTAGCTTGGATTACTTCTCTACTCTTAGATTGAAGCTGTCCTTCTAAGTTTTTGATTTGCTGTTCAAGGGCTTTCACTATCCCGGTCAATTGATTTATGGTATCTTCCCTCTCTAATATATCTTCTGCATTAGGCAATTCTGATTCTCTAATTATGAACGATTTATCTTGGAGTATTCCTAATTTATATAATTCTAAATAATAATCTGCCCGTCCCCATCTATTAGACGGGAGCATAGAGCCGCTTATAATTTTTATGTCATAATGATTATTAACTACGTCGTTTATAATTTCAGAGCCGTTATATTTATTTATGGTTGAGAACCTCGTTTTATGATTAGGTTCTACAACTCTGATTATTTTTTCTTCTGTATATACGTGGGGGATCAGTTCAGTTATCGGTTTGGCTAATTGATTAAGTGCTTCTTCAATGTCGTCTCTCTTAGACCTTGAGCGTCTTTGCCCCATTTCGTCAACCAATAAAGTCCCCCTTGCCGTTGGCGGGGCTTGTGTAACGTCTCCGCTTTGGAATGCGAATGCTCCTAATTCTCTTTGGATTTCCTCTATGTAGTTTTGCCTCATTATATAGACTTCATTAGCCAAAGGAGGCGGGACTGCGAACTGAATGCCCGGTGAACCATCTTCTGCGTGATAGAAGAATACTTGTGATCCCGGTTTATTATACCGCTTTTTCAAATCATCTTTATCTACAAAGCCTTCGGGAACAAATACTTTCATATTCGCCGAGTTCATTGCGTGAGTGATTATAATAGATTCGACTTTATTTAACTGCTCTACTAAACTCTTGCACATTCTTACATCCCCGTAAGCATAGGGATTTCTATTATGGTGCAGCATAAAAGTAACAATAGGATAATTTTCTATCGGCATTATTTCTTGATGAAAGAGCTTATTACCGATTGTCATCACTCTTTTGATTCTTGGTTTAGGAACTTCATTAACTATAATAATATCATTGTCGATCAAATCTTTAATAGTAGTAGGTTCAAGTCTAACCACGACTCCCAAAGGAGTCCCATCCTCCAGATATTCTACTGCTGTAGGCAGTCCATTCTCCGGGGA